TTATCGAGGGCGATTATTCGCGCTTTGATGGCTCCATTAGCAAGTTCCTGCAGGATCTCGTGCTCGCATGTTACCTACGATGGGTTGATCCGAAGTATCGCTCTGAGTTGGCTTCGTTGTTCGAGAGGGTGTTCAAAATGTCGGCCGTTACGTCATTTGGATTCAGATTTAATCCCGGTTACGGAACTAGATCTGGGTCACCAATCACCACCGACGGGAACACTCTCATGAACGCTTTCATCACCTATTGTGCTTATCGTGATCTCATGATGAGCCACACAGATGCCTTTAAGATGCTGGGTATCTTCACTGGTGATGATTCTGTGGTGACGTATAGACCGCAAATGAGAGAGGCACTCGTAGCTTGTGCAACGGACTTGGGGTTGAATCTTGAGTGCAAGGTGAATCTGGAATGCATAGACGTCACTTTCTGTGGCCGAATCTTTCCGGACCCCGTCCTCTTTAAGGATTCATACCAAGACCCTGCGCGGACGATACCGAAGTTACACTTGACCTCAAACCGCGATACAACTCCCCAGCAAGCTGCTGCAAACCGGGCTCACGGCTACTTGGCAACCGATAAGAAAACACCAATTATCGGAACTTGGGCAAAACGTGTGGTTGAAATCACGGGCCTGAAACCAAAGAATCTTCTTGGCGAAGAGAAGGAACGCTGTTCAAATGCTTGGCCTCAAGCAGATGTGGATATCATTGCTGAATCCATGTCCAGGGTGCTTAAACTAACAGTACCCGAGTTGAGAAATCTCGACATGCTGGTGGCACAGGCACTTGGCCTGGACGACTTTCCGGTAATCCTCAGCAGGGATGTCACTCCAAAGATATCCTGTGTTGTTGGATCCGATTTGTTGTCCGGGCCACCCATTCAAGCTAAACCGAAACGCGAACCTTTACTTGGAGATGCCCCGTGTATACAACCCCGAAGCCGAGACCAATGTCGAGCAGCTCAACAGGGCTTTCGACCAGTGGGCGATCCGCGCCGCAACTGCGATGGAAACCGTCATGGACCAGACCATTGCCAAGCGGAAAACCTACCAACGGAAGTTCAAACAGCTCGGACAGGAGCTCGCTCCAATCCAGGAGGGAGTGGTCAGACAGATTCACCAGCTGCTGGTCAGCTACGTGGTGGCAAGGGTACCACAAGAGGTGGTCACGGACACCGACGAAGCTACAGTGATGG